AGGGCCAAGGAAAGGGGCAAGGGTGAAGGAGAATACGAGCATGCCTGCCGCAGCCAGCCAGACCAGCCACAGCAGGCCGCGGCTGGTCGCCCGGAACCGGTAGGAGAAGGTATTCATGCGGGCGTTGAGCGCCTCCAGCTCGGCGGTCTTTTCGTTCAACTGGCGCTCCAGCTCGGCGAGGAAAGCGCCCTCCGGCGCGCCTGCGTCGGCATCCCGCTGGGAGTGGGGGCCAATGGATACAACGGCGTCCAAAAGGGTGTCAAGCTCTGCTGCAAGCTGCGCGCGGCGTTCCTCCGGCGTCATGGAAGCCCCCCTTTCTATTTGCAGTTCGATTATAGCATACCAGGCAGGAAAGTCAACAGGAGGTGAGGATATGGCGGAAGAAGTGGGCATTGTCATGACACTGTACGACCGGGTGAGCCCAACGCTGAAAAGCATTGCCGGGAGCAGCAGGGCGTTTGACAAAAGCCTGGACGAGCTGGAGGCCAGCCTGAAGGCGTATGACAAGGCACAGACCGAGCTGGTCGGCCACTCCGCAAATCTGAAAAAGGCGATCGCCGAGACGGATGTAAAGGTCAGGGAGGCCCAGAAGAGCTACCGCAAGCTGAAGGACGAGACCAGCAAGGGCGCGCTGGACGACGCCATTGACGAGCAGGCCAGGCTGCGGCGGGAGCTCAGCGACACCGAGGCCGCCATCAAGGAGAACAGCGCGGCCTATCAAGACCTCTACAAGCAGGCACGGAACGCGGCTTCCGCCATCAGCAAGGCCGACAACCGGGCGGGAGGCGAAAAGAGCGGCACAGGACTGGGCGGACTGGCAAAGGGGCTGATGGCGGCCGGGGTCGGAAGCCTTTGGAGCGACGCGCTGGGGAAGGTGGGGGATGCTTTCCTGAGCAGCGCGATCGGGGAGCCGGAGGCGCGTATGGCCTCCTCGATCCTGTCCGGGGCGGTTTCCGGAGGCTCCATGGGTGCGGTATTGGGCGCGCCCGGAATCGCGGTGGGCGCTGTTGTGGGGGCCCTGGCAGGTGCGGTCTCAGGCGGCGCGGAGATCTTTGAATCAAAGGACCAGGCGTTCAAAAACTACGTGCAAGAGGCGGCGGAGGGGCAGCTCTCCGCCCAGAAGGAGGCCGTCACCTCCGGTTCCTCCATTGCGGGCGGGCGGGAACAAAAGCAGATGGCCTTTACCACCCTGCTGGGCTCGGAGGAGGAAGCGGCGGCCTTTCTGGCCGACGTGCAGGACATGGCCGCCATGACCAACTACACCTACGACGAGATCACGGGGTACGCCAAGAGCCTGGTCAAGCCCTTCGGGGCGGACAAGTCCCTGGATATCCTCACCACTCTGTCGGATGCGTCCGCCGCCCTCTCCCTCAACGAGAGCGACAACGCGGTGCTCATTGCGGGCCTGAGCCGCATGAAGCTGACGGACAAGACCACCCAGGAATACCTCAACTACTTCTCCGAGCGGGGCATCGACGTATACGAGGCCCTGAGCAAGTGGGGCGACGCCGCCGCGGTGGCGGAGAAGGTGACCCGCGGGGAGATCAGGGGCTCCGAGGCTGTGGAGGAGATCCTCGCCTACATGCAGGAGCAGTACGGCGGCCTGTCGGAGCAGATGGCGGGCACCTACGCGGGCATGGTGGACAACCTGGCCGACGCGGAGGCCAACGCGGAGGCGGCCTACGGCGAGGGCTACAACGAGAAGCGGAAAGAGGGTATCCAGGCCCAGATGGACTGGCTGAACAGCGGCGCCATGGACGAGGCCAACCGGGCCATCGGCGCATGGCAGGCCGAGCTGGAGAACACGAAGGAGCAGTACCAGCGGGAGGCCATGGAGGCCATGATGGAAACCGACGAGTACCAGCAGGCCCAGGCCGAGGGAGACGCCGCCGAGATGGGACGGCTGATCATGCAGGCCAAGGTGCAGGGCATGAACGAGTACAACGCATCAGAGGGGGCTCAACTGGCGCTGGAGTCGGAGCTGGCCCTGGCGGCCGCCATCCGGGACGATGCCAGATCCGATCAGGCGTACTGGGACGCCGGATACCGCAAGAGCCAGGAGTACAGCAAGGGTCTGGCGGCGGGAATGGCATCGGCACTGGTGGGAACCGGGTCGGAGACTACCACCGGACTGTCCGTGGAGGAGCGGCGGTACGGCAACTGGCGGCGGGGCGGCTACTACGACGAGGACGGCGTATGGCGTTCGCACGCCGCCGGGCTGGAGCGGGTGCCCTACGACGGGTACGCCGCCCTGCTCCATGAGGGGGAGCGGGTGCTCACCGCCCGGGAGGCCCGGCAGGCCGACCAGGGCGGCGGGGCGCAGGTGACTATCACCGGCAACACCTTCCAGGTGCGCCAGGAGAGCGACATCGACGCCATCGCGGAGGCCCTCTACCGGAAGCTCCGGCTGGCACAGATGGGAGGGGTGCGGTAGTGCTGCGGCTGATTACCTTCCTGGAGGAGGCGGCCGGTGTGGAGCTGGTGCTGCCCGTCACCCCATCCAGCTACCAGTGGGCCCACGAGGCCGCCATTGAGACGGTGACGGTGGACCAACTGGGGGATCTCAACTTTTTCGGCGGGAAAAGGATGGGGAGCACCACCCTGCACGACTGCCTTCTGCCCGCCCAGGCGTATCCGTTTCTGTCGCCGGGGGCGGGGACAAACCCCTGGCTCTACCTGGAGCAGTTGGAGCGGTGGGTGGACAGGGGGACGGTGGTGCGGTGGCTGGTGAGCGGCACGCCGGTCAACGCCGCGGTGCTGCTGGAGGGGGTGACCTACCGGGAGCAGGACGGCACCAACGACCTGTACGCCGACATCACCCTGCGCCAGTACACCCGGCCGGAGACGCCGGTGCTGCCCGCGGAGCCGTCCGCCTCCGGCGCGGGGACGGCGGCCAGCCGGGACAGCGCCACCGGCACGGCCACGGCCAAGACCTGCACGGTGGCCAGCGGTGACACCCTGTGGGGCATCTGCCGCCGGTACTATGGGGACGGCTCCCTGGCCTGGCGGCTGGCCGCCGCCAACGGCATCGCCAACGCCAACCTGATCCGCCCCGGTCAGGTGCTCACCATCCCGCCGCTGGCCCAGCTCCCGGCGGCCGCGGCCAGGCCGCCGTCGGCGAAGATCGCGGCCGCCACCAAGGTGCGGGAGGTGAAAGAAGAGGAGAGCGGAACGGCGCGCCTTGTGCCCTGGGTGCCGGAGAACACGGTGAAGAGCCTGGCGGATCTGGAGCTGGATAAAATCGCGTCGGGAGGTGGCCTATGGCAGAGTACCAGGTGGTGATCGTCAGCCCCCAGGGGGAGACCTGGGACGTGACGGAGCGGGTGAGCACCCTCACCTGGTCGGGCAGCATCAAGCGGGTGTCCCGCTCCGTGGAGGCCGTCATGGCCACGCCCAACGACGGGAGCCTGCCCGAGCTGCCCTGCGAGCTAGGCAATGAACTGCGGCTCTGGTGCGGCGGCCGCACCCGGTTCCGGGGAAACATCGTCACCCGGGAGAAGGCCACCGAGGGGGTGGCTACCACCTTGACGGCCCTGGACCGGGGGCGCTTCCTGGCCAACAACGAGGGATGGTACACCTTCCGGGGCGCGGCCCCCGAGGAGGCCGTACGGGCCCTCTGCGGAGACTTCGGGATTCCGGTGGCCGCCCTGGCGGCCACCGGGACGGCGGTGAGCCGGAAATACCCGGGGGTGGCCCTGGACAAGATTGTGGACGGACTCTACACCCTGGCCGCACGGCAGAATGGGCGGCGCTACCTCTCCCGCTTCAACGGCCTGGGGGAGCTGGAGGTGGTGGAAAAACCAGAGGCCGCCGCCCTGGAGCTTGCGCCGGGGAAGAACCTCCAGAGCCTGCGGGTGACGGAGGACATCTCCAAGCTGAGGAACACGGTGGAGATCTACAGCCAGACAGGCGCGCGGGTGCGCACCGTGTCCGACGCGGAGAGCGCCGCCCTGTACGGGCAGTTCCAGCACATCCTCACCCAGCGGGACGGCGAGGACGCTGGGGCGGAGGCCCAGGCGTACCTGGAGGACAACGGCCTCCAGCAGACCATGACCGTGGAGTGCCTGGGTGACCCGGAGCTGATCTCCGGCAGCGCGGTGCTGCTGCGGGCCAACACCACCGGCGTGACCGGGCTGTGCTGGATTGACAGCGACACCCACACCTGGAAAAACGGGCAGTATTTCTGCCGCCTGTCCCTCAACTTCCGCAGCCTCACCAACGAGGTGGAGGCGGGGCAGGAGGTATAAAAAAGCCGCCCCGGCCGGGGCGGCTTGGGTGAATCTGAGCGGATGCGCAGCTCAGCGGGAGAGTTTGTAGAGCATATACTGATTGAGGCTGACGCCCTCGATCTCCGCCTCCTCCTTCAGGTGCTTGTGGAGGCTGCGGGGAATCCGGAGCACCAGTTTCCCGCTGTACCCCTCCAGCTCCGCCTTGAAGGCGTCCAGGGAGACGGAGCTGCCGTCGTCCATGGCCTCGGCTTCGGCCAGGGCGGCGGCCTCCTCGGCCGTCAGCTCCTCCGGCTCCCGCGCGTTGATCTCGGCAAACCGCTGTTCCAGTTCGGCCGGAGATAGAGATTGATTCATAAGGAACCCTCCTTAATACTTGATATTGGTACGGGTATTGATCTCAATAACGGTGATGACAATTTCACCTTTGACCCATTCAAAGGTTATGCGGTAATGCAGGATCTTATAGCGGTATCGGTTCGCATATCCCTTGAGCGGGACGATATCGCCCTCCAGCCTGGACAGGCTGTCCAGCGCCCGATAGAGCTTTTTACGGGTCGGGGCGTCCACACTGGCCAGGTATTTCTGCGGCTGCTTTTTCAGTTTTAGCTCCATCTCTTTTCCCCCTCATTTGTTTATATAGTATCATATATAATACTATTTGTCAAGAAGAAATCACGCAAGGAGGCATCCATGGACGACGTATATGCGGGGCTGACGGAGCTGCTCCGACCGGCGGAGCGGGGGCAGGCCCCCGGCGGCTGGCTGTTTGGGCAGGTGCAGCAGGCCGGGCAGGGGACGCTGCGGGTGGTATGCGGAGGGCTCACTCTGGACCAGACGGAGCTCCACGTGCCGCCCGGGCTGGACTACGCCTGGACGGAGGACACTGGCGGCGACGAGCTCCTGCGGGCGGGTGACCGGCTGCTGGTGCTGGTGACGGCGGACGGACAGGATTACTACATTCTGCAAAAGGCGGTGTTCTCATGAGGCAGCTCTTTCCCATTTTCCAGACGACTGCTCCAGAGGGGACGGCCCAGGCGCTGCCCCTCTATTGGGACGTAGACATGGACTACGACAAGGGCGTGCCGCGCTTCTCCGGCGGGGAGCCGGTCCTGGCGTCCGGGCTGGAGGCCGTCAAGGGCTGGGCCTGGCGGGCGCTGCACACGGAGCGGTACCGCTGGAGCCCCTTCTCCTGGGACTACGGGTGTGAGCTGGAGAGCCTGGTGGGCCAGCCCTACCGGGCGGACACCCGGCTGAGCGAGGCGGTACGGTATGTGCGGGAGGCGCTGACCGTCTGCCCCTACATCACCGGGGCCGCGGCTGAGGTGGTGGGCTTCGACGGCTCCACTCTGCGGATGCGGGTGAGCCTGACCACGGTATACGGGGAGGCGAGTATACATGTATGAGGACAAGACACCGGAGGCCATCAAGGCGGAGATCCTGGCGGCCATCCGGCAGAGCCAGGGGCTGAGCGCCATGGCGGGCGGCTTTGCCGACGGCGTGGCCGGGCCGGTGGCCGAGCAGCTCAGCGAGGCGTACCGGGCCCTGGAGGGGGTGACCTCCATGCTGTTTGTGGACGAGAGCTCCGGGGGCTACATCGACCTGGTGGGCGGTCAGTATTACAACATCACCCGCCGGGAGGGGACAAGGGCTTACTGCGACATCTCCTTCAGCGGCACCCCGGGGCTGGTGATCCCCAAGGGCACCGCGTTTTTGACGGCCGGAGGGCTGTCCTACGCCCTGATGGCCGCGGTGGCGCTGGGGCCGGAGGGGACGGGCCGGGGCCGCCTGGAGGCCGCAGAGGCGGGCAGCGCCTACAACGTGGAGGCCGGGGCCATCGACCGGATGTACGTCAACCTGACGGGCCTGACAGACTATCACAGCGAGGCGGCGGCCGGCGGCACGGACGCCGAGAGCGACGCCGCCCTGCTGGCCCGCGTCCGGGAGCGGGTGCAGCGGCCCCCCACCAGCGGCAACGGCTATCAATACCGGCAGTGGGCCATGGAGGTGGCCGGGGTGGGCAGCGCCAAGGTGGTGGAGCTGCCCGGCGGACCGGGGACGGTGGGCGTCACGCTGGTGGACAGCAACGACCGGGCGCCCTCGGAGGAGATTGTGGAGGCCGTGACAGCCCACATCGAGGAGGAGCGGCCCATCGGCGCGGCGGTGACGGTGACGGCGGCCGGGGAGCGGGAGGTGACCGTGGCCGCCCAGGTCTCCCTCACCGGCGGAGCCGGGGCCGGAGCCGTTCAGGACGCCTTCCGGGCGGCACTGGCGGGCTATCTGCACACCCTCATTGAGGGCAAGTACGGCGCGGTGTACTACAAGCCCGCCGACGACCAGCCCTACACGCTGCTCTATAACCGGGTGCTGGCCCTGCTGCTCAATGTGGAGGGGGTGGAGAACTTCGCCTCCCTCACCGTCAACGGCGGCACCGCCGACGTGACCATACAGGCCGGGGAGATCCCTGTACTGGGGGAGGTGAGCGTGACATGAGCAATCTGGTGTTCCGCCTGCCGCGCTACTACCAGGACAGCCCACAGGTGTCCGAGCTGGAGCGGGTGCTGGGGGAGCAGGCCGGGGCGCTGCGCGTGTCCGAGTCGGACACATTGGCCCAGCTCTGGGTGGACACCGCCACCTGGGGGCTGGACCTGTGGGAGCAGTGGGTGGGGCTGCCCTCCGACCGCACTCGGCCCTACAGCTACCGGAGGAGCCGCATCAAGGCCAAGCTCCGGGGCCAGGGCGCCACCACGGCGGAGATGCTGCGCAGCGTGGTGGCCTCCTTTGGCTTCGAGCCGTCCCAGATTTCGGTCATCGAGCACCCGGCGGAGTATCAATTCGAGATCGTCCTGTCCGATCTGGCCGCCGTGCCGTCGGATGTGAGCGGGATTGAGTCCGCAGTCAACGAGATTAAGCCGGCGCACCTGGATTACTGGTTCACCTACGAGCTGGCCCAGCTCCTGGCCGCCCTGCGGGTGGGCGGCGGGCTCTGGAGCATTCAGGCGGTCACGCTGCCGCCCATGGAGGAGGAATAGCATGTACGGATTTATCATTACTACCGCCGGCGAGGGCCTGCTGGCCCGGGCGTCGGCGGGCGAGGGGCTGACGATCACCGAGGTGTGGGTGGGCAAGGGCACGGTGGAGAGCGCGGCGGCGGCCAAGGCCCTCACCGCCCTGCTCGATCCGGTGGCCCAGGCCACCAGCACCCAGCCCGAGGTGGCCGGCGGGCAGCTCTCCATGCTGGTGGAGTACCGCAACGACATGGGCGGCGGGCTGGAGGAGGGCTTCACACTCTCCGAGTTCGGCGTCATGGCCAAGGTGGGCGACGACGCGCCCACCCTGCTCTACTACGCCGCCCTGGGCGACCCGGCCCAGCCGGTGCCGCCCATCGCCGAGGGCCTGGACGTACACCGCTTCCCCGTGGCCATCGGCGTCACCGGAGAGGTGGAGGTCTCGCTGGAGTATCCGGCGGGCGTCTGGGTAACCCACGAGGAGCTGGAGGAGGCGCTGGCGGGCATCGGCCTGTCCGGATATATCAAGGCCACCGAGAAGGGCCAGCCGGGCGGCGTGGCGACGCTGGGGCCCGATGGCAAGGTGCCAGGTGAGCAGCTCCCAAAGATGGACTATGACCCGGCGGGCAGCGCGGAGGCGGTGCAGAAGAACTTGACTGCCCACACCGGGAACAAGAACAACCCCCACGCCGTTACGGCGGAGCAGGTGGGGGCTCTTGCAAGTTCCGGTGGAGTCATGTCCGGGGCAATCAGCATGAGTGGTCACAAGATAGCCAATCTGGCCGCTCCTGCTGATTCCACGGATGCCGCTAATAAGCAGTATGTGGACGAGCACGCGGGGGCGAGGGTTATTTTGGGGAGCTATGTGGGGACAGGAAAAACAGGTAAAAGCAACCCTAATCAAATAACCTTAGCCGAACCCTTTAAAATACTCTGTATTTATGGTATGCAATCAAATAATTACTATAAGAGTATCGACGGTTATGGAAATGGCGAGACTTCTAATATTATTCATAGCAGTATTATCCCTACTGAGTATACAAAAGGCATTAGTTTTGGTTTTGGCTACCGTTATTCCTCAAGAGATTCTTACGGTAAAAAATCAACGGATGGAAAAACTTTCAGTTGGTATTTTGACCTTACCACACCTGATGCGACAAGTGAACAACTTAATGCATCTGGAACTGTATATTACTACTACGCCATAGTTTAGAGATAAGAGGTGAATTAAATATGACCATCATCCAAATTGACCCGCTGGAGACCGGCCAGCACCCGATCCAGAGCCAGAGCGGGCGGAGCGCCTGCTGGCTGGATGACTACATAGAGGTGCCCGCCCACCTCCATGACGCGGTGTGGGCGACCTATGGCTGGTGTGACCTCCAGATTGAGGGGGACAAGCTGGTGGGCATCACGCCTACTGAGCGGCCTCCAGAGCCGGAGCCGGAACCCCAGCCGCCCCTCGCAGAGGACATCACTCTGGACATGCTGTCCGAGCACGAGGAACGACTTTGTATGTTGGAAATCACCACCAATGCTGTTTGAGGAAGGGGAAGGACATGAACACGGTATTTAATCTCTGCAAGCTGCTTATTGACCGGGGCCGCACCGACGGCCTCCAGGACAAGATGGATGTCTATCTCGCCGCCGACCGGCTCACCCCGGAGGAGTACCAGGAGCTGGCCGGGCTACTGGCCCCGGAACAGTAATCAACAGCGGGATCGCTGGATAAAAGGATGTGAATCAAATGAGTAAGCTCATTACATATGTCCCGCTCTCGTCCGTGGAGCGGATTGAGCTGAGAGTCACCAACTGCCGCAAGACGCTCTCTCAGGTCAAGGCTGAAACAAAGGCTCATTACGTGCTCAATGGCGGCATGTGGAACCCAGACGGCACCCCCTGCCCGCTGCTTAAGGTGGGCGGGGCGATGCTCTCCGGCACGCCCTGGCGTCCGATGGGCTACGCCTGGGACAAGGGCCCGGACATCCACATGACCTCCGGGTACGAGGGAGCGGCCAACTTTATCGCGGTAACCGCCCTTATTTCCTCCGGTAAGCCGGTGGATAAGCCCTCCTACGGCTCGGCCCAGGGAGGCAAGCGGGGGCGCAGCGCCATCGGCCTGCGTGGTGGCAGTCTGGCCCTCTATTGCTCTGGCGATGGGACCGGAGACGCAGCCACGCCGGAAACTCTGCGGGACGAGCTGGCCGGGCTGGGCTGGGCCTCCGCCGTTATGCTGGATGGGGGCGGCTCCAGCCAGTGCGACTTTGGCGGAGAGCGCATCACCGCCAGCCGCAAGGTGCACAACTGGATTTGCGTGTATCTCAAGCAGGCGGAGCAGACACCGCCGGAAGAGGAGGACAAGCCTATGAGCAAGTACACCGTGACGCCCAGCATCGGCGTCAACATCCGCAGCGGCCCCGGCACCGGCTACGGCAAGGTGGGGGCGTACCCCATGGGCACGGTGGTGGACGTGCTGGAGGAGCGGGACGGCTGGGGCAGGACGAATAAGGGCTGGGTGTCCCTGGCCTATCTGGAGGCCGTGGAGGGCCCCCAGCGGGTCACGGACACGGGCCTCGCCATCCAGACGCACCTTATCGCCCCAGGGGCGGATAATCGGCCCGGAGGCAGCAATCCCTGCAAGTACATCACCATCCACGAGACCGGCAACGCGGCCAAGGGCGCCGACGCCGCGGCCCACGCTGCCTACCTGGACAGCGATGCCGGGGAGCGCGACCTGGTGAGCTGGCATTACAGCGTGGACGACCACGCCATTGTCCAAAACCTGCCAGACGCCGAGACGGCCTACCACGCCGGGGACGGCAAGAGCGGGCCGGGCAATGCCACCAGCATCGGCGTCGAGATCTGCGTCAACGCGGGAGGGGACTTCGAGGCGGCCAAGGCCAACGCGGCCGCGCTGGTGAGGCTGCTCATGGAGGAGCACGGCATCCACATCGACCACGTGGTGCAGCACAACCACTGGAACGGCAAGGACTGCCCCAAGACCATCCGGGCCACCCCCGGAGCCTGGGAGGCGTTCCTGGCCCTCTGCCGGGGTGAGTCGACCGGTGTGTCCGAACTGGATGCCGCCGTGGACAAGCTGGCTGCCGCTGGGCTTATCGACAGCCCTGATTACTGGAAGGGCGGGGACTACTCCGCCGAGAATGTGCAGGCACTCATCATCAAGTGGGCGGCCTCGCGTTGAGAAAGGAAGGTACATGACATGATCAACTGGAAAGTCAGACTGAAGAGCCCCGCGTTCTGGACGGGGCTCATCGGCGTGCTCGGCGCGTTTGCGGTGGGTATGGCACAGCTCTTTGGTGTGGACATCACCGCCGAAGCCGGAAGCTGGCAGCAGGCGCTCACCGCCCTGGTCACCGCCGTATTTGGTGTGCTGGCCCTGGTGGGTGTTACCACCGACCCAACCACTAAAGGGCTGGGGGACAGCGCACAGGCCCTCACCTACCACAAGCCAAAGGACGACAGGGAGGGCTGAGTATGCCCGAAAACGATTGCCCTATCAATGGGGTAAATTGTGTGTCCATCGCCCGCGTGGAGGCACTGGAGCGGGCGTTAGAGGCACAGAAGCAGCATAGCTCACTTGCGCGCGAAAAAATCTATGACCGGCTGGGTGAGCTGGAGCGCGGTATGGCCACGGTTACCACACAGTACGGCAATATCATCGACCGGCTGTCCTCAATGTCGGCGGACCTGAACGCCCTGAAAGAGAAGCCGTCCAAGCGGTGGGAGACGGTCGTGGCGGCTATCATTACGGGCGCGATAGGGTATCTTCTGGCTAGTATCGGGATCAGGATCGGGTGA